TCTTAACACCTCAGGTGCTATGCCTACCCTTACATCTGCTATCACAGCAGCAGAACTACCAACAGGTGAAGTAGTACACGCAATCAAGTACTACCTAGGCTATATGCTAATCGGAACTAACAAAGGTATCAGAGTCGCTGACGTGTCCCCTGATGACGGTTCATTGAAGTATGGTCCTTTGATTGTAGAGACTAGCCAACCTGTATACCAGTTTGCTGTCAGAGATAGATTTGCTTGGGCTACAACTGGAGTCAATGGCGAGGCTGGTCTTACCCGTATTGACCTAGGTAATGAGATTGAAACTCTCCGCTTTGCCTATGCCAATGATGTCTTTGCCGATGGTGTAACTGGCAAGAAGACTACTGCTTGTGCTTTCATAGATGGTACTGACCGCATAGCCTTCTCTACTAATGTTGGCTATACCTACCTAGAGTCTGCATCTACCTTAGTTCCAACTGGCTACATCAAGACAGGTAACATCAGATACAACACACTAGAGCCTAAGAACTTCCGCCGTATTATTGGCAGAGGTCTTTTTGAGTATGGCTCTATGGTTATCAGTACTGTAGTTGAAGATGGCACAGAGTATGAACACATTACTTACGACACTAACATTCCTGCCCAGGAAGTATCTACTACTCAGCCTGAAAACGCACAAGAGTTTATAGCATTTAAGTTTGCTTTATACAGGGACGCAACTACCTCTAGCCTAGGTCCTATCTTCAAGGGCTACCAGGCAAAGGCAACTATCGCTACACCTAGACAGCGAGTACTTAAGTTTCCTGTATTCTGCTATGACGTTGAGACAGATAGATTCAATGTCGCAACAGGATATGAGGACAGAGCACTAGCCAGACTTCGTGCACTAGAAGATGCAGAAGCAAACGGTGACGTGCTCAACTGGCAAGACCTCACCTCTGGTGAGTCACGCCAAGTAACGATTGAACAACTTTCATTCACCCGTCTGACTCCACCTGACAAGCGGTTCTCCGGCTTTGGTGGTGTCATTGAAGTTACCTTAAGGACCGTATAAAATGTCACCTGCTAACTGGGCTGCCCTAGCCGTATCCATAATGACACTTGTAGTTGGCTTCGCATCATTGGTGCGATGGCTAGTTAAGCATTATCTATATGAACTCAAGCCCAATGGCGGGTCAAGTATCAAGGACAAGGTAAATGCCTTGGAAGAAAAAGTAGAATTACTAACTGAATTAGTTAAAGAAGCATTGAGGAAATGAATGATAGCCAAGAAGGCAAGCCCTGCTGCTATTGCTGTACTCCGTCAGGCGACAGCATTGTCACCGAAGCGAAAGAAATTGTCAGACGGATTATTACCGAGTGCTGCTCATCAGAAAGCGAACCCGACTTCGGACCACAACACGGGTCTTGCTGTTGACCTAACTCACGACCCGAAGAATGGGATTGACTGTGCAGTTATCTTTGAAAAGTTTAAAGAAGACGAGAGGGTTCAGTATCTCATCTTCAATAAGAAGATTTGGAATCGTAAGTATGCTAAGTCTGGCAATCGCCCTTACAGTGGGAGCAATCCTCACACTAAGCATCTACATATTTCTATCCGTGCTGATAAGGCTGACGATACTAGCCCTTGGTTCTGGTGGATGAATCAACCAAGTCTTACAAACCAGGCAATCGCCGCATTACAGGGCAAGCCAAAGAAAAAGGTTGACAGCCGTGATAAGGTTGTCTCCTCTAAACCAGAGGCTAGTACCTGTACATGCTGCAAGGTGCACACCTGGTCTGTGAGTATCGAAAGGAAATCAATCTAAATGGAAACACTAAAGCAAGTATCGCTCACCTGGTTCCGTGCTGCAGCTTCTGCTGCCATAGCACTTTACCTCGCTGGCGAGACCGACCTTAAGACTCTCGGAATGGCAGCCCTTGCAGGGTTCCTCGGGCCAGTACTTAAGTGGCTCGACCCATCTGCGAGCGAGTTCGGCAGAGGCTCAGAGTAGCCCTTTAAAGGCCCCTAGCAGGCGATTTGAGGCACTTTCAGGCCTAGGATAGGGTAATCCCTAGTCTAATAGGCAAAGACCCCTCATTCTCGTGATAACACATATCGTGTATCAGGAGTTTGAGGGGTCCTTTTTTCATGCCCGAAAGTAGTTATACTTGACTGCTTCTCCTTCAGTCAGTATAATATATATAATATAATATATAATATATATATAATAATATATATATTATAAGACCCCTACGGGGTCTTTATATATTATATATAATATATATTATATACTAAGAAAGAACATATGTCAAGTATTTATTATTACTTGACAAAATATTTACTGAATGGTAAGATACTCCTATGACAGTTTACATAGCAGAAAAATATACAATACCGGAACATGTATCATACTCAGCTCTGACTACCTACATAGACTGTGGGTATCTCTACTACCTCGGACGACTGCTTGAGATTCCCGAGCAACCTGCTGTCTGGTCAGTCGGTGGCTCTGCCTTCCACAAAGCAACAGAAGATTGGGACAGACAGTATGTCGAATGACCAACTGTTCCCAACGGACTGGGAAACTCAGAAGGTATTGCTGAATGATTTTTATGGCTTTGGTAAAGCTGAAATTACTGTAGTCTTTATCTCAATGTTGAATGACTACATCAAAGAACAAGAGGAATCTAATCCTGAGTTCACAGAGAAACATCAGGTGGTATTCGATAAGGTTAAGGAGATTTTAAGTGACGCAAAGAAACACTGCAGACTCACTTTGGAAGGAGGCGTGGGATGAATACGCCAAAGACAAAGACCTCGCTACGCTTAGGGTTGGCGGTAGGGCTACGAAGGAATTTCCTTTCAAGGAAGATGCCACCTTCTGGAGTATTAAGGGACCCGAGTGGGTACAATCCTATATCGATTGGCGTGCCCACAACAAGAATTGGAAGATTTGGAAGACGGCTGAAGGCGTTCCTGCGATTGAGCTAGGCATCATGCCTAAGTTTGCTGGCGTTCCAGTTAAGATGGTTATCGATAGAATCTTTGAAGTAGATGGTGACTTGGTTGTTGTAGATTTAAAGACATCACAACAAACTCCTGCCAGTAGTTTACAGTTAGGTTTCTATAAGGCTGGCATACAACAAGTCTTCGGTGCTGATGTCAAGTGGGGTAACTACTGGATGGCACGACACTCAGGTACTGGTTCCATGGTGGACCTATCTAAGTATACCGAAGAACATATTGCTTACTTCGTAGAAAACTTTGACAAAGCACGCAGGGCTGGTATATTCTTACCCAACACAAACAACTGCAACCGGTGTGGTCTTACCGACCATTGCCAGTTCACATCTAAGAAAGGGTCATAATGGCCGAAGAATGGAAACTGCAAGTCTCTTACAAGACTGGCACAGGCGACATGATAAACATCCGCGCTAATACTGCGGATGAGTTGAGCGTACTGCTAGAAGGTATTGGCGACTACGCTACACAGATTGTATCTGTTAACAAAATGATAGGAGCTGCGTATAATGTAGCCCCTTTATCCACTACCGATTCCACTACAAGCACAAGGCCTCCAGTCTCCTCGCCACCAACCCCGGTGTCGGAAGCATCAGGTACCGCCGCTCCTACGTGTAAGCACGGTGCTCGCATTTGGCGTAGTGGTATCAGCAAGAACACAGGCAAACCATATGCGTTCTGGGCATGCCCATCACCACAGGGTACACCGGACCAATGCAAGCCAGTCAACTAGATAGTAAATAAACTATGAGCCGTAGTCATATGATTCGTCGCTGGCTACGGCTCTTATTTAAAAAGGAAAAGAATTGCGCACACTTGTCAGAAGCGTTGGTCGCCCAAGTATCGGTGGAGAACCGCTACCTAGTTGCTTCAAGGCATTCGAATCGAACAAGATTATTCTTAGGCGAAGCGAAGTGTCGATGTTCGCAGCAGCACCAGGTGTAGGTAAGTCAACACTTGCCTTAGCCTTGGCACTCAAGATGAAGGTGCCAACATTATATATCAGCGCAGATACCAATGCACATACAATGGCTATGCGCCTTGCCTCAATGATTAGTAACAAAAGTCAGAGCGATGTAGAACAACTACTGAATGCTGACTTGGGTTGGACTAGGGCAATACTAGCGAAGGGTGCTCACATCGTGTGGTCATTCGAGTCAGCACCCACGCTACAAGATATAGACGAAGAGGTTCAAGCCTTCGAAGAACTATGGGGTTGCCCACCACAACTGATTGTGGTAGATAACTTGATGGATGTAGCCACAGATGGTGGCGAAGAGTTCGCATCTATGCGTGCGATTATGAAGGAGTTGAAGTATCTTGCTAGGGCTACCAATGCAGCGATTCTGGTATTACATCATACGAGTGAAGCGGTACCTGGTACTCCTTGTCAGCCTCGTTCCGCGATTCAGGGAAAGGTCGCGCAACTCCCCGCACTCATTTGCACGCTTGGTGTTGTGGGCACATCAATGGGCGTGGCCCCTGTCAAAAACCGATATGGTAAAGCGGACGCGGGCGGGACGCTAATGACATGGATTGCTTTCAATCCTGAATATATGTTCGTTGACGACATACCGGAGAATGTATAATGGATGACGATTACCTAGAGATTCACGCCAAAGAGATGGCGTATGCAGAAGTAAAGAACCAGGTGGCAAAGTTCATAAAGAAGATTGATGAGGCTAAGGTTCCTATCAAAGATGAGTACACGCAAGGCGTGCACGATGGACTTGACTGGGCAATAAGAATACTAACGAAAGATAAGAGCGCTTCCTAATGGCAAACCCTAATGGTCGCAAAGGTGCACAGTTCGAGACTGATGTAATGCATTGGCTTCGTGATAACGGAGCGATAGCAGAGCGTCTCACTAAAGCTGGCGCTAAAGATGAGGGTGACTTGTATGTCTTCCTTCAAGGTGAAACTTATATACTTGAATTGAAGAACCGCAAGAAGCTAGACTTACCTGCGTTCTGGGACGAGGCGCAGGTTGAGGCAAAGAACTACGCGAAGGCTAGGAAGTTGGCGACCATACCTCCTGCCTTCGTTGTAGTTAAGCGCAGGAATCATGGCGTGAAGAACGCATGGGTTGTACAGGATTTAGAACAATGGATGAGAGAGAGATATGAATGACCTCCCAAGTATTAGAGATGTGCTTATCCACTACGGTGCGAAGCTTGGACGAAGCCACGGGCAAGTCAATCTCAGATGTCCGTTCCACGGTGATACGCATCAAAGCGGGACAGCCAATCTTGACAGCCAACTCTTCGTCTGCTTTGCATGCGGAGTTCAAGGAAATAGTTTGCAAATCATTTCCCAACAAGAAGGGATTACAGTAAGAGATGCAAAAGAATTCGCAAAAAGAATTACTGGAGAAAGCCACGGAGAAGTACGCGGCAAACATTTATCAGGCAGAAGCTTACCTCAAAAGCAGGGGTATTCCAATGGAAGTAGCACGGCTGGCGCGATTAGGCGTAGTCGTAGAACCTGAGGTTGGCCATGAAGCATATCAATCAAGACTTTCTATTCCGTATCTTACTAAGTCTGGTGTCGTTGACCTTCGTTTTCGTAGTCTTAATCCTGCTGTAGAGCCTAAGTACATGGGCCTAACAGGAGCAGAGACTAAGATGTACAATGTCTTAGATATAGAACGCGCTGCTGATTTCATTGGCGTGTGCGAGGGAGAGCTTGACGCTCTCACTATGTCTGCTTGTGTCGGCATACCTTGTATCGGTGTGCCCGGTGCTAACTCCTGGAAGAAACATTACACTCGTTTACTTGCTGACTTTGAAAGAATTTATATATTTGCAGACGGCGACCAGCCTGGTAAGGAATTTGCTAGCGCATTGGCTCGTGAGTTACCGTGTACTATCGTTCAATTCCCCGACGGTGAGGATGCTAACTCTTACTATACTAACTATGGAGAGACTGCAGTTCTTCAGAAAGCAGGGTTGTTGGATGTTTGATAGAAACGAAGTGCCTACTTGTCCTGAATGTGGGCAGAAGTTCAATGATGTATTTGAAGCAGTCAATCATATGGTTGAAGATGACGAGGAGTTTGACCCAGCGTTGATACTCCCTGGTGGTTTTAGACTTATGGTTGGTTCTTTATTGGAAGCATTATATCACCACCGTAACGAACCGGATATGATATCTAGAGTAACGCAAGACGCTTATGGTACTTTGTTTATGGCAGAGGTAAGTCCAGAGATGATAGCGGGTACGATTGAAGATATGATAGTCGAGGGTACGATGGAGGATTTTGATGACGAACTCAAGAAGCTATTCAAGAATGGAGCGTGAGGAGATATGGCAGATTACAACCCATCTCGCAGAGATAGGCTACAAGATTACATCAATACACAAAGAGGACGGGATGCTTACGGTCACCCTAAAGGTTCCCCTCTTGAGTACGAGCTACCCCGTGACCCCACCCAGTTCGAAGAAGATGTCAGAATAGTTTATGATGAACTCATGTCTATCCTTCTTAAGAAGCATAAGGACTATGGCCCGAAGAATATTGCTGAAGCCCCCGGTGGCGCTCTTAATGGTTTGCGTGTGCGCATCCATGACAAGCTGGCTCGTATCAATAATCTTATAGATAAGGGTAGCAATCAACCTGAGTATGAGTCATTAGAAGATTCGTTCGCTGACATGGCGAACTACGCTATCATAGGTATGTTAGTACTGAGAGATAAGTGGGATAAGTAAATGGCAAAGAACTCCTCGTTTGATTTAGACTTCGGGTATGGACGCAAGGGTGAACAGTTGGTCGAGGAGTTATTGACCGGCGGACGCACTGTCGAAGTCAAGCGTGACAGGAAGTGGTGGATAACCAACAACATCTACATTGAAACTGAGTGTTGGTTTAACAAGAGTCAAGCGTGGGAGCCATCGGGATTGTCGGTGACTGAGGCTGCGTACTGGGCGTTCGTACTTGAACAGTCCACCTTCATGGTACCGACACACATATTAAAGAAAACTGTTGAGCAACTAGGCAGGGAAATCTCTTGCGAGATTCCTCCTAATAAATCAAAGGGTTATCTAATTACAGTAGAAGATTTATTAACTGGCACAAGAAAGTGGAAGAACGACAAGCCATGAACTGGGATAGAATAGAGCGTTGGGATTATATTGTGGTGGCTGTAGCCACAGAATACCATAAGAAGTTTCCTATATGCGAGATTGAAGATATCAAGCAGTCGCTCTATCAATGGTTCACCGAGCACCCTAACAAGTTAGATACATGGGAAGCAATAGGCGAGAAGGATGCTAAGAATTTAATTTATCGTAGCCTTAGGAATCAGGCTCTAGATTATTGCCAGCGTTGGAAAGCTAAGTCTATTGGTTATGATGTATCAGATTTATATTACTATGAACCAGCACTAGTTGAGGTATTACTTCCTGCGGTATTGGCTGGCAACTTTCATATCGCACCTAAGTTAAATCTTAGTGGAGTTACTAGACCCACTCCTCCTGCGGAGGGCGGAAACATACAAGTAATGTTACTTGAAGTAGACTCAGCATACTGGAAGCTGTCGAAGGAGGATAGGAAACTTCTATTCTTCAGGCACGCTGAGTCTATGGACTTCAAGGAGATAGCCAACTATCTATCTCTTGGCACAGAGGACGCTGCGAGGATGCGTCACAAGCGTGCCATTAGGAGGTTGGTCAATAAACTTGGAGGCAGTAAGCCCTATCAAGACTATGACCTAGATAAAAAGCAAGATGAAGATAGTGATAATGAAAAGTCCGAGCATGATGGAGGAGATATTAGCACCACCGAATAAGGCTAGTGTTGAAAATCCCAACCAAACTTTTAGTAGACTTACCAAGTGTCACTCTCATCCCATTGGCTAGGTTCGGCATCACCCATCAGGGA